GTTGCTCTCGTATTCCCGGCCAGCGAGGGGAGCCAGATCGGGGGATCCGGTACCCACGGGAATGGTCGAGACTGTGTACGTTGTAGCTGGTGCCATAGGTTGGTGCTTTTGGTTGGTGGGGCATCTAACCAAGATGCCTTTGAATATTATAGCGGGGTGGGGGTGCCTACTGGCGGTCTTTAGACTCTCTTAACATTTTGTCCAGATAGGCCTGAGCTTCGATACGGATCCGGTAGAGCTGGGTGCTGAACGGGTTGAGTGGACATAGGGGAGGAATGTAAAGGACGAGGACGCCACGGATCCTCCACTCCCTCTCAAACGGACATTTAGATGGTATCGCGTCTACCCAGCGTTTAGCGAGTTCGGGAGTCCAGGACTTTGGTTCGAGGAAGGGCAGATTAAATTTGGGCAACGAGCTGGTAAATATGCCCCACCACCGGGGCGGACGTGTTCTTGCCATTAGTCTATTACAGCCATACTCCAATTACGAACATAGGTGTTACCTGTGAAGTTCACTTCCTTTGACCGTGAGATAGACCAGTCGGAAACGTATACGTTGTCCAGGCCAATACCGGAGCGATAACCTTCAAACCACAGGTCGAAGACTTTTCCTTCGCTGCCTACGGCTTCTAACTTTGATACGGAGATGGGAATTACATCTCCCTCTGCAGTCTTGTTGGCGTTGATGATAATTTGTATATTTGTGTCTTGAGTTTCATTTCCCCCCTCAATTATAGTTTCGTCTTTAAAAGTTACTCTATAGTGTTTCTTTTCAGGCAAGTTGAGATCCGGGTAACCCCCGTCAATACCTAGATCGTCTGCACCAAGTGCTTGTACTAAGACTGTAGGACTATCTAAAATATCTGTGGGCGGTGTGTCTACACCAATCAGGGAGTGAGTTACGTCGTCCGTATACGGGACGCTTTCCACTTTAGATGTATAGAACCAAACCCTCATAAGAGTTTGATCGTTAGGGTCGTTTTCCTTTTTAGATACAACAATGTCCGAGGAAATACCACCAGCAGTCAGATTTTGACCAATAGAGATATTAATATTTGAAGCACCAGGCAGTACGGATTTATTCTGACCAAAATCGTTAAATCTGACCAGGTAGTAACGACGATCTAGTGTATTAAGTAGAGGGTCATTTTGGTTTCCCGGGTCTGTGTAGGTGTCATCGTCTTCGTTCACGGGGGTAACAGTAATAGTCTGGTTAGTAATTAACGTAGTGGTTTCGTTAAAATCTTCATCAAAAACGTGAATGACAGCGTACTCTGAGCTGACTTCGCCCAGGTCCTCTCCTGGTGAATCAGCACCTGCTACGCCTCTAAGAAAATCTACACACAGTGGTTCGGGAAAGTCCAGTTTAGACTGACTTAAAGAGGGTACTCTGAATCTTACCTTATCAGAGTGATCTTTGTAATGACCAAGGCAATAGCCGTTGGCGCCAGGATTCGACGTATCAGCGATCCAGGCATTTGACCTCAGTGTGGAGAAACAGACAGGACCGGTGAACGGTACAGCATTTCTGACTCCGATTACCTCTACAGTAACGAATTGTTTACCAAAACTGCTACCACTTCCGTCCTCATAAGCCCACTGGACTTTATTACCACCATTTCTAATAGAGGCAACTTCAATGTCACAATACGGCCATCTACCACTCCAAGTCTCTGTGTAGTAGTTACACCTATAGGTAACTACAGTGGTTGTCCCCCCTGTCTCGTTGGTAAAACTACTCTCACTTCGGCTAATCGTATAGTTTGTCCGAGTGGGTCTAGAACCTGGTGTAGAGCTGTGTCCGAATGTGTAGTTGTAGTCACCCCCATCGAGGTTGTATGCGTAAAAGGTGTTAGTCCCCCTAATACTTGTAGTTAGGTACGACGACTTGTTGTAAGGTGTACCTCCGGTATTCGGGCTAATATCCGAACAATTGGGTATGCTAAAAGAGAACCCTTGAGTCCAAGAACCTGTTACTTCGTGGGTAATTTTTAAGTCTACTAGTTTGTTCTCGTAGTTTCTAAGGTTTAGAGTTACATTAGTCCCTGAAACTCTAATTTGTAGACCTTCTGTCGACGAAGTACCCCTTGGACTGTTGGCGCAGGTTGGTAGAAGATTTGACCAGGGTGTAGGTTCATTGCAGGTTGCCTGGTTGACCACCGTTCTATTTTCCGGAGGAGGTGGCGGCGGCTCATCAGGAGGTGTCGGCGGCTCGGTGACTGGTGGAGGGGGTGGAGGAGCTGCTGAGTAGTACTCCGGACTATCGGCACTTAATTTAACTCTTGTATTTTTATCTGTCCCATTAGCGTCATAAAAATAAATTTGATTGTCGTTATCTTTTCCTGCAGGACTCGTACCAACTAGAGTATCAATCTCACCCTGGTTAGCTTTAAAATAACTGATAGACCAGGTTTTATCCGACCCGGTGTCAGAGAATAGAGTTACAGTCTTAGTTTTTTTACCCTGGTCGTCAAAAGTACCTCTGCTCCAAGTAAAGCTTTTACCTTCTTGACTGAGCTGGGCCTGCTTAAGGCTAATGCCCCCGATATAAAAAACATCATTCCATACAAATTCAACTTTTACAGTTATACTTTTAATTCCCTTACTGACTACAATTCCACCAGAGCTATTGAATCTGACTGACATATCAGTTACCCTCCAGTTTCTTGACTCTTTCAGACAACTCTTTAACAGCCCCGATCAGTAGGGGAATCAGTGATTGATAGGAAATCTTGTACATGTCAGATTCTTTGTCCTGAGATACTACTTCGGGAATAATGTCTTTAACCTCCTGAGCAATCAGACCCAGTTGAACGGTACCCGGATTGCTCTTGAGTTCGTAAGACACTTCACGTAGCTTCTCAACTCTAGCAAGAGAATCGCTTAGTGTGGTGATGTTGTCTTTTAGTCTGGCATCAGAGAAAGCACAGATGTTCTCGGCTGCAGTTACACTATTAAATGTTACGTCTGCGGTTTCAGCAACGTCCTGACCGATCGAAACTTCGAAAGTATTGAAATCGTCTGATGCGTCGTCAGTAGTACCACCATTGTTGGGAGTAACAACCACGCTAACCCCTGTCCCCGGAGAGATAAACCCGGATAACCTCGTATCAAGCTCCTGAGCAAGCTGCAAAGCAGATACGACAACCTTGTCCGATACACCTTGTAGGCCGACTAGGTTTCTTGCCCCTTCTACGTCTTGCCTCTTCGCCAACTGGACGAAGCCAGCATACTCAGTAGTAGCGTACGACTTAGCCTTTGTATCAGGTGTGATCGGACCGGTATTGGCAACGATCTCCGTATTCTTGTGGAGGATAATCTGAGTACCGTCCTGAAGAATAATACGGCTATCGTCATTCATCAGCAGAGTATTTTTGATGATGACATTATTTAGAACCTGGTTCGTGATGTTTCCTGGTTCAGAGTCAGCTTTTAGGGGGATGGCGAACTGTTCACCAGATCTCAAGTCGAATACGGTAGTACCGATATAATAACTACCCTCTTCGTTCATACCAGTGGCATAAACACGACCACCGTTTTCTTCCACGATGATCTTACCCAGGGCGTAATCGGCTTCGAGAGGGTCACCTTGGAAGGTAGGAAAAGCAGTATCGTAGTTGAGATAACCAGTCCATTCCCAGGTGTGACCGGAAGCCCTGATCACACTGGGGCGACGCAAGTTGATCAGAATACCAGTCGTATTGGTTGTAGAACTAGCTTTAATCTGAAACTTGTCTAGTCCGGGTGCGATTGGCTTTTCAAAAACTACCCCGGGCCTCTCCTGAAGAAGCTCTAGAGCAACTTTAGTGATTGAGTCAGAGGGGTCTTCGGTTAACTCTGGCTCGTCTAAGTCTATAATGGGGAATACGTCAGATGTGAATACCTGTCTTGCATTAGAACCAGTCGTCAGATAGGTTACGTATTTGTCATTATCTAGAGTGGTTTGTACACCGGGTCTGTAGATATCGTTGTATCTGGTGACCTGGGTGATAGTTAGAGGGTCTATAGAGAGGGCCGGAGACCCATTCAAAGCTTCAGTCGACGCGGCGGCTTGTCTTTCTACGACATAATACGGCTGGGGTCTTCTGATTCCCTCTGCTCTGTCGAATCCGGAAAGGACTACTCGGTAAACCCTCTCATCATTCTTCCTTGAGTCGATGGCACGTACGATCCGGATAGAAGAACGGTCAAAGATGAAATCTAGACTAGAGATAGTAGCATCCAGTGGTGCTACTTTGTAACGGAATGCGTAACCAATTTTCTTGAGAAGATATCCATCACCATCATTATCTTCGATTTCCTCAACAACCGCTGTTGTATCTACCTTAAAGTACCAACTTGAGTTCTCTTCGTCCCATTCAAATACCTTGGACTTGTCGTCTAGCTTGCTGAAACCGACATTCTGGTCGCTTGCGATCTGAATGTCTCCAGCATACAAGATCGAGTTTCCTTCTTCATCGAATCCACTGATATAGATTCTTCTTCTGTTGACATATTTAACACCGCCGGCATGGACATAGGTACCATTAACCTTCTTGGTGTAGGAAAACTGACCGAATGCGGCGTTACTAGAGCTAGGAGGGTTGTTTAAACTAAACTGGTTAGCGTTATCCGAGTTGCTAAAGTAGACCCTAAATTGTGTGGCAGGAATCGCACCTGGAGTATTTGCAATGACATTTTGCTCGGTTAACTCGTAGTTAATGATCAGTCCGGTATTGATCTCAGTATCGACTAGGGTCGGTGTTCTGTCTACGAAGCAGTTCCCATCATCAATGACATTGCCGTTGACATCTTTTTTACAGGCGTAGCGTAGAGGCAGGGGTGGAATTACCTCGGCAAGCCTGGTACCGGAGTATCCGACCGTGCTAACACCCTCGTCTTGGCTAAATGGTGCTTCTTTATAGCCAATAGATCGGAGTGAGATGTCACCAAAGTCAGAACAGGAGTTAGTGATTGACAGGTCTGCTCCGTCTTCAGAGACAAAGTGGTCAGAGTTACCAATAACGAATACGGACACGATTTGAATCGTCGCATCGCTACTGCCCCTCATACCGAAGTGACGGTACTTGAATACGTCTCCGGTGTTTGAAATCTTGTATTGTTTGCCTTGTCCGGATTCTTTATTGGTCGGAGGATCCTGGAAATAAGTAGAAGGCAGGAAGCAATTCGGGTCAGTTTGCAGAGAGACCTGGGTAAAGTTAGCGGTCACCATGGACTTGAAGCCCTTGACCAGTTTACCATCAGCCCAGAGACCATTCAGACCGAAAATACTACGAACTGAGCAGTTAAACACATAGGGGGAGCTAGAACGGGTCGAGTTAATGTCGGGCAGGGGGAGAATAGACCCGTCAGTATCTCTAATCCTCGTAGCACCGGGGTAAGAAATCGGAGCGTTGTCTCTGCTGTCACCTCCCTCTATCAGAAGACCAGTCTGGTTTTCTTCAATATCCTGAGACCGGTTTAGTTTATCTCCGACAATCGGAGCAACAATGGTCGTTTCTGCAGGGATGGGCTCAAGTCCCTCAGCACCCCACCCATCCAGGTCCTTAAACAGACTATTTAGTCTTCCATAGTACGAACTCTCCGTACCACTTCCTTTAATCTCTTCCTCAGATGCAAAAGTCACCGAAGTAACCGTATTGTGGCTTCTAGCGTACTGAGGGTTATCGGTAAAGGTTAGCAGAGAAACATACGTACCACCCGTTACTTTTAGAATAGCACTTCTTCTGGAGCTTTCCATCTCTGGTACGTACATCGGGCGAAGACGCACTTTACGGAGGTCAGTACCGTCAATGGAGATACCTCTGGGTACAATTAGGCCTCCATTTTGTGGGTTTACCGAGGCGAGGTTGTCATAGAACAGTTCGTCGTTTACATTAAACGGCCCGTTGACATATTCCAGTGTAATAATCCAATTAGAGCTGGAAGCAGAAGTTTTTTCTATTCTGGAGATGTTTCCTACACCACCAGACTGGCTATAAATTACTCTGCCCAGGTTGAAGGACATAGGAGGTTGAGTAGACACAGGGTCGTCTACATCTACAACCATGTGAATTACTCTGTCCCCAGTGTTAATGCTGCTGATGCTATAACCAGTGCTGACTCTTTGAATCAATCCTGTGTTATCCGTAATCGAAAGGGGAGCTAGGGATCCTGGAGAATTGTCAACATAGTAATCCCCCGGAGCCAGCTCGATCATCACCCTGTCGTAGCGGTCATTTGCCTGGCCGGAACGACGCGATTCTCTCACGGCCTCGATGAGCGCTCTTTCTAGAGTTCTAAAAGGACGACCGGGATCAAATCCAGCATTTCCCACGGAGTCATCGCCGATAGAAGGATCGACGAAGATGGTGTTTCTGGTAGCAGAAATTGTCGCAGTACCGCTTCTGTCACATCTAGGAGCACTGGGTACACCGATTAGACCACCCGTACCGTTAGCAAACAGAGCTACGGATCCATTGTAAACCCTGTAACATTTACCCAGAGTCGGGTCGGACTGAGAGGGCTCGAAGCTATACGTTCCTGCACTGGGTTCGGGGTATCGGGCAGGTAATGGGCCACCATCAGGACACTCTTCGGAAGTTCTGTCTCCGATGAATTCTCGTCCACCACAAGAAAGGAAGGTCCCCAGAACCGGATTGCACTCGGACCCTGGAGCTTCTTCGAATTTCCACTGACCGGTAGCTTCGTGATAGAAAAGTTCGAGGTGGGCGTCGCGGATGTTAACGATCCAGTCGTCCGAAGAGTTGTTAAGTAGTTCGGCACTCTCCGGATTAGTTCTGATGATCAGGGGGAAACGATCAAACGTGCCGGAAATATCAACGACAGCAATTCTATCCGAGTCAACAGGACTATTCGGGAGGGTTAGAATGATGCTACCATTGCTTGTGTCAGCAATTACTCGGTCCCAGATCTCCGCAGTATAGTCAAAGTTTTTAATCTCAGTATTAGTGAGATTTTGAGGATAAGTGTTTAAGTTACCAACAAAAGTATTGGGTCGGATATCCAAGTAACCGTAACCAACTACTTCTCCCGTACCCGGATCTGTTGCTAGGCCATCCCCGGTTTCATTAAGAACAATTTTTGCCAGGGGGATGTGGGGAACAGTTACGCTAGGAAGACTGTTTCCGATAGAAACCGAGCCACTTTCCAGTACGTAAATGTACGAAGTGCTTCCGGCTCCTCCGAGAATCTGGACATTCTGTCTTGACCAGGATACGGGGTTACCGTCTCGGGTTACAAGGCTTCCAGCCTCAATGGTTACTCCGATTCCCCCAGATCCTGCTGGACGAGTAGAAGGAACTCCCGGAACTATAATGGACTGAGTGGCCTCATCCCAACCCAATACAATACCGTCATGGGCACTACGACCTAGTGCTGACTCCTGGTCTTCTCTGGGGTCGGCAATTTCCCAATCCTTAATACTATCTCTCTGTCCAATCTCCCATCCTGCTTCATCGGAAGCAGTGGCATCCGAGTAGTAGTTTGTCCGAGTATCTCCAGTGAAACGATTGCCTTTCTGAACCTCGTTCAGATACGCACTGCTTACGGCTTTGCCGTTCTGAAAAATAATACGATCCACGAGTGTGTGCTAACTGTTCTTCTAATTGGCTTTCAACGTAAATTGATCAGGTGTTAGGCGTCCTGTACCATAGTACTCTTCCCAGCCACTTAGGACTCGGACCAAAGGAACACAATTCGACGAGAACTAAAGACCCTGTCTCAGAATATGAATCTGGAGGTGATCCGTTTCCCCAATCTACGTCGTAATCAAAGTATGTAGTCAAGGGTAAAGGATTCCCTACAAATCTGAGTAAAATTCTCATTTCTCTGTAAAACCCGGCCGGAGTATTATTAGGGTTTGGTACGGGAATTGGGAGATTGTCAGGATTAGTAATGTCCAGATCGAGGTAGTTTCCGGCAAACAGGTTAGAGTTTATAGGACGATTAATACAAGCTCCCCCCAGTTCTATTGGGTTACCTGATATGTCTCCTACCCAAACCCTTCCGTCTGCCGTATTAGTGATCAGCTCCCCTTCAGCACCATCTCCTATAAATGGTTCTTCGTTGGGTAACGATGTTGTCAGTGTTTGTACTGTAGCTTCCACTTAAAATCTGCACTCTCTATTGGGCTTTCAACGTTGAAAGCAGGATAGAGAAGAGATTTCCAGCCTTGTCCACTTATCTTACCGATTCCTGGTCAACTATCTCCGGGTTAGCCTCAGTGGCATACGGTTCTCCTGACCGCTATCCAGAAGTGGCCAATCAAGTAAGATCTAAGTCGGTAACTGCTTTTTTGTCTCCTATCACTGCGTCAGACGTAGTATCTGATAAGTTAAGTCCGGAAGATTTAGCTTTGGCTCTCCAAGCTGAATACGACAAAGGCGGAAATTTTTCAAAATACGTAGATTCCGGGTCACAGAGTCTCTCTGAAATCTCAAGTAATCTGCATGAGGGTATTTTGTCTGCTTACAATGAGATGGGGTCCTATGAGATGTCTATCTCAGATGCACTAGAATACGTATTACCCGGAGCGGGTATAGACTATGAAGGTCTTGCTCAGAAACTTTTAAATTCTGTCTCTGATCTAGACTTATTCTCAAGGTTAGCTTCCAGCATACCCCTAGCTAAGTTAGATAAACTGCCTGCCGGGACACGTATTGAACTTGAAGATAATATATCCCTAGACTCTGACCAAAATGGAACTTCTCTAACTTCAGGCTATTTAACTGTTTCTGACTATTTTAACGACATTGCATACCCGGGAATGGGAAACACTGCCGATAATCTTCCCACAAACCTAATAAAATCAGTGAGTGAGGGGTATAGGGGATATGCTAGTCTCCGACCCCTAGACGAACTAACACGTCCGGGATTTGTCGCCTTAATGTCCCTGGCTGACATCAGAGATATTAATAATGTCTCAAGGAGCATCGCCGGCCTAGGAACACTTGACACTCTAAGAGATCTCAGTGGTCTCGGATCGATGTCAGACGCAGACAGAGCCATGTATGAAGTAGATCTGGATAGTCTTATAGTAGACATGAACGGGTACACTGTCTACGACCCTTTAAACTCTAATGGAGATTTTGCCCCACAATCTGTTGTTTTTGATAACGCTGATCCAGGGAGCGGTCTTCCCCCATCCACTCGTCCCCGTACTAGCCCCTTTTAACCAGTTATGGCAACAGAGATATTCGGACCTTTACTCCCCTTACAACTAGATAGCCGAAACGTCAATGACATTGTACGGGCTATCCAGTCCCGGATTCATATCGAGTCCGGTGGTCAGCTTACAGACTTCACTCCGGCTTCGCCTTTGGCCGCTATCAGCGAGGGGCAAGGGTTCGCCCAAGCTGAATTGCTCTATTACCTCAACTCATTACCGGAGGCCGTGACTGTACAGTGGCTAAGGAATTTAGGCATACAACGACGAATCGGATCCCGAGCGCAGGTAGAGGTTACCTTTTACCGGGTTCCTGGGTATAGCAGGCCAGTAACTATTCCCTCCGGAACTAAAGTCTACTCCTCCGGGGGGCAAGTCTATGTAACCCTCGACCAAGTCAGAATGACAGAGGGCAGCGCAACAGTAACTGCTCAGTCAGAAAGGTGGGGTACGGTGTACAACGTACCTGCCGGATCAATTGGCAGAGTGGAAAGAAATTTTCTAGGTCTTGATTCTGTTACTAATAACTCTCCGGCTGAAGGAGGAACAGACTTGGAAACAGTCGAAGAGATGAAGATTCGTGCTTTCGAACTATTCGGGCGCAGAAATCTCACATCTCGGTCCGACTTTGAATCTGAAGTATCATCAATAGCACCGGAAGCATCCCTGGTTCGTGTGATGTCCTATGAGGAGAGATTTGAAGAGAGTTCTCGCGGAGTCTTTATCGTAGCCGGTGGCGACGACGGCAGTCCGTTGAGTGTACCTACTCAGCAGTTACTTCTGACAGCATTGAGGGATAGAGTTCCTATGGATGTCAAAGTGTATTTGGCAACTCCTAGTATCACACCTGTCGAGGTAGTGGTTAATGTTCTTTGGGATCCCAGGTTAACAACCACTTTTACCGATACTTTAGCTGAGAACCTTAAAAATATAATTGAAGATATAGTTTACCCCTCTGCTATTGGGTTGGGTGGAGAACTGAGTAACTCTACCCTGTTACGTGAGATTTTAGGTCTTGACTTTGTGGTCGATGTGCCTGTTCTGGATATCAAACAGATGGTTTTAGATCCGGAAATCCTGGGGCCGACCGACGGTCTATGTGGAAGGTTTATAGGAACTGAAGACCTTGAAAAAAACAGTTGTCTATATCAATACGAACAGATTATTGCTAAAACTTCCTCCGAGCCCCTAAAAGCACCAGATTCTACTACAGGATTTCGACTTTACCGGGTCATCGTATCACTGATATCAGTATTAGACTATAGTACTCTTACTTACAATTACGAGAGGTTGTATGATATCGTCTAATAGTAATTGGGATAGAGAGTTTAGAAAAAAGGTATTTTCTCCGGCCTTCTCCCTTGGCCATGGGAGAGTAACTTACGAGTTTACTAATCGTCGTAGCCAGAAAATATTCCCCCATAAATTGGGGAGAGTGGAGTTTAGAGACAACCTCCAAACAGACCTAGACCAGTCTAGAAATAGTTTGATACAAGAGTCTATTGGTCAGAAGGACATAGGGGGATATGTTTACAAAACTGTTTCACATACATACACTCTACCCACATTGTTAGGACCAGATTTACTTATACTGGCACACGGGTCTCCCCGGTCAGGGGGATATGAAAATTGCTCTCTAATTGGGGCAGAGTGTGAAGAAGGAGAAAATAGTAAGTGCGAACCGGGTAAATGTAGAGTAGGAAAACTAACCAGAGTAAAAGATGACAAATGGAGATATGACTCCATAAACGTACCGGGCCTATACTATTTCGTATTTGGTACGGAAGTTGTTAGACTTCGCAGTATTACAAGGGGTAAATTCACTCTTCCTGCTGGTTCAGGTGAGGTAAACATTCCGTTTATTGCCAGTCCTGGGGGATCAGTTTATCTGCCTCCCAGTACTTATAGCGTAGAGACATTTACAAGAAGAGCAGTAAAATCTCTAGACTCGGTTGGATTAAGGTCTGTTAAAGACTCTGTTGACGATTTTACCCGTGCCCTATTAGACGGGTATCAGAAAACGGTTGGAGTACAAGAAGAGGTAAAAGACAAGTTACTGTCTAATTTAAAATCAACTGTATCTGACCAGTGGTATTCTTACATCGAACAGGCTGTAAACTCTGTCTGGTTAAAGAGGTTTGAAGGGGCAGGGTTTACAAATAGAGATTTCTCTATAGAGTGTTATAAGTCTCTTTCATCTATTTATTCTAGTGGATTGTATGTCTCACTTAGCGGGATAAGGTCTTCTAGAATAAACATAGACGGGTCTATTAGTAGACCTATTTATAACAGATTACCCGGTATCTCAGGGTCCTATAACGATGAGTCTAGAGATACACCAGCTAAATGGTTAACTTCGGGTGCGGACAATGAACTGTCAGGTTCTAAAACCCTGATTGACACTTTCTACAGGGTATTTTTAGATCCCCAGACATGTTACCCTCTGAATCTAGACTGGATTGCTCAGCATATGGGATTTATGGGCAGTCTGTGGAACCTGGAATGGCCTAGTAGCGTGAAAAGAAAGCTACTGGAGAATGCCCATGTAAATAGGGCTGAAGGTTTACCTTGGACAACTGATTCAAGTCTAGATACGTTGAGAAGAATTGATTTTTCTAAGATTGAAAGGGTGAGTGTAGATGGAAACCTAGTTACATTAAAGTATAGATATTCGAGCAAAAAATTTAACTCTGAGACCGGACTTGTTGAGATAGACACTGGGAACGACCTGGTAGTCGATATGACTGGGTGGCAAGGTATACTTCCCTCCCGTGGAAGTCTACGTACTCTCTTATTCATGCTCTGGATTCTAGGAATAAAAGCCCCTAGTCCGGAAGAGATGCAGTTTGATCAAAACGACAATACTTATATTGTTCGTAGTGGACTTAGAGAAAACGAAGCTAATTCTCCAGTAAACGTTCCATATATTGTCGATGTTTTGAAAGTGGGGGATGAAAAAGATGCCGAGACACTCAACTACCCTAATCAACTAATAGCTGATGTCAGTACGTGTCAAGATGAGTTGTCAGCAAACACTACAGTACTCCGTATGCCTTTTTACTACAACCGTAATGGAAAAAGTTGGGACGCAGCTAAGAGTATTATGGAAAATTATTGCCCCTCAACCTCTATTAACCGCGTACAATATGCCTATGAGGCCGCAGATCTCCTCGTAGCTGAGGACATTTTCTTTGAACCAGTAGTTGACAATGCCTAGAAGTAAGTTCATATCCCAAATGGTAGCTATGGCCGAGGCACAGAATCGTGTCATCGAGTCGTTAGGTGTTCCGTATGCCGACCCGTTTAACGAGGAGGCTGTTATTGCTGATGTTAATGATCCTGAGAAATTAGGTCGAGTCAAGGTAACCACCAGTGACGGAATTACTTCGCAGAACTGGGTACCAGTGGCGGGATCTAGCCGAGGGACGTTGAGTGCGAGATATATCGGGGCGAAAGTACTAGTCGGCAAAAGAGACGGTCGATCGGAGAATATGTATGTCATTGGGGTCATTAAAAGTGATCCGGAGGTGGGATTAACCGGAAATCCCATTCAACTACCCATTATCGATGAGAGCATGGGGGTCTGGAACAACTCTGTTTCTGACTCCGGTATGCAGTGTAATGAGGGAAATGAGGGTCGAATGTACGTCTTGAGTAATGAGATGAATCAGGACGTGGTTGTTTGCCTTCGCCGAACTAGCAAACAAGTAGGCAGTAATTCTGCATGGGCCTGGAAGTCCATGACGAATGGGTTGTGGGTAGAGAAGGGATTTAACCCGGGAAACTCGAGTACACCGGCTATATCCCAATCGCAACGAGGTAATCCGGGAATTCCTGAATGTACAGAGTCGTTGTTGGGAGAGATCCATGAGTTCACCGAGGACAGGGGATTCCGAACCACTTCGATGGTTTGTAGAAGGGATGAGAACAAGAATTTCTCCTGGATTCCCCTAAGCGCACCTCCTGTCTTCTTCCGTACTACGTTGCCTAAATGCTCAGAGAAAGTGCATGGCATGGAAGCTGTCGTAGATGATGGCAATAACTCGGAGTTCATGGTCTGTCAGAGATACCAGGGCCTGATGCGTTGGGTGAGACAGGGTCGCCGTATTCCTCACAAATTCTATGGTAACGATAAGCCTCTGAGTCGTATTCAATTTACGACTGCATTTAATCAAATCGCTGCGTTGGCCGAAGAATCATTACCAAATGATGACTGGTCAAAAGCAGCAGAAATAGCCGAAGTAGCTTTTGATGCAGCTATAGCCGGAATTTCGCTAACTGGCACGGATCCTAGGCTTAAAGCTCTCCTGCAGGCTGCAGACTTAGTACCTGCTAATGCGTTTAATGGTGCGCAAACGATACGTAGATTAGCTAGTGAGGTTTTGAAAAAACGGACGGGAATTCCTATAGAAACCATCGTTTCTTTGATAAGAGAAGATCTTGATCGAGACGGAGTGTTGACACCAGAAACAGCTCAGGTATTAGAGGGTGTGGGAAGCACTGTCGACGTTTTAGTCAACGGAGTGTCTGATGGAGATATAGACGGGGCGCTGTTTGATATCGGTACGACAGCCCTCCGTAACGCCCTTTTATCCCTGGAGCCCCGGGCTGCATCGGTAATGACAGGGCTCATGAGTGGGGGAATTATGGGGGCTGTAGATAGCGCTGTTGCTGTCGGACTGGATGAACTCCCTCCTGAAGTAAATCGGTATGTGAAACCTGTTCTGGGTATAGCCAAGGACTTGCTATTGTCCTCTTACCCTAAGTCTTTAAATAATATCTTAAATTCGGCCTCCGGAGGAGGTCTACTTAACGCAGTTGGCGGAACTATCAACAGTGCTATCGGTAACAATATTGTCACACCTCAATTGCTTTCTACTTTGACTAACGGTCTAACGTCTGGAAACTTTGGTGAAATCCCTAAGTTATTCAGTTCTTTGAGCAATCTGGACCAGATTGTTAAACTACCTGCCCCCGCAAACTCACTACCCATGCTGGCTACTACTGCTCTCGGTATAGCCGGACAAATTGGTGTAGCACAGAATTTGTTAGGAAACGGAGGAATTGGTCTTAATAATCTTGATCAGCTAGTGGGGGGAGGATTCAGCGCAGCTACGACTATTATCTCTGGCATCAAAGGACTGTCTGGAATATTTGGTGGTAGTGGTTTGTTGGGTTGTCCTTGTGATCCAAAGTGCCGGAAGACTGAACATGGGGAGGATAGTGATGGAAACAATTTAATTGAAAAATGCGGAGCTATGTATACAGCTAATGCTAGTGCTTATGCTGCTAGTCATAATCTGCTTTCTAATAACATTGGACCTCTAGCTGAAGCCCTAAATCTGATTCCAACAGACGTCGGGGCGGATCTGATACCAAAAAATATCCGAGATCTTAGCCAAATTATTGAGACTGTTAGAAGGGTTGGTGATATGGCAGAAAAATTCAACGACTCTAGGTATGCTGATGAAGTGGAAAAACAAACAGAGTTAACCTACACCTTTGAGGCAATAGAAAAAGCTCTTAAGGTAGCTGATAACAACATAACTAGGGTAGAATCTGTAGAAAAGAAATTGATTGATACCCTATACAACATGCTAGCTGCTATTGTCTACGGAAAAAAGAGATCAGGACGTGACCCAGCTATACTGCCTACCTTAATCCGAGATGTAAGAGAAAACTCTCAGGCAATTAAGGATCTTTACAGGTTTACTAGAAGGTTAGACAGAGTCAAAGATGGAGGGAGAGCGGGGGTATCTGTCACTGTTAACTTAGCTAGGGCTTTCCAAAATATTCCAGACCTCCAAAGACTAATTAGTCTTAACCGTAAACAGGCCATTAAGTTACTTCGTCAAGGTGTTACTCCTGCTTATAGGGAGTGGAAGACAATGACCCCCGGTTTAGGAATCAGTACAAAGCTTGGGTCATATGATTCCGCTATACCTGACCCCCATGGTTCAGAAAGAACCTTGTTCGACCGGGACAGAGTGCTCTCTATCAGTATAGACTCAAAGATTGGGGATAACTCTCCTCCAATAGATGATACTTTGGTCGATTCGTCTCTATCTCCTGATCAAAACGACAGGATTAGGAGGTTGTCTTCCTCTATAGGTAGTAACGGTATTTCAAGATCTGCAGGAATTGGTAGCAGAATTCTTAATGGCGATCTGGACTACGACTTGGTAGAGCTGGATACTGGTCGTGGGGACTCTCTAAATTCTGAGAATTTTGCTGGCCTGTCAGATACAGGTGAAAGCTCACTATACGACTCTCTGGTAGAGAGGGAAGGAAAAACTAACTGTGAACAAAGCTGAACTTGTTAAGGAAAAACAGACGGTTAAAGAGATGTCAGCCGACATAGAGAAACTCTCTACGGCTGATAAAAAAGAACTGCTCAGGCTTAGATGCCGAACCGAGTTTACGACATTTGCTAAGTTTATTACAAGGGAGGTGACGAACAACGGAGTCTTCGTACCCTACAAAGTTCACTCACTGATTTGTGAATACGTCCAGGGAATTTGTGACGGTGATCCGAAGTTTAGAAGGACTGTAATCTCACTTCCTCCCAGGACCGGAAAGTCCATGCTTCTGAGCAAATTAATGCCTGCTTGGCAAATTGGTCGTAGTCCTACCGCACAGTTTATCTCGGCCAGTTATGCCCTTAAACTGAGCCAAGAAGCCAGCCGATCCATATTGAATTACGCTATAAGCGATGCGTTCCACTGGATTTTTCCGGAATGTCTTATTCTTGAAAAGAATTCGAATCTTAAGATCATTCGTTCCGAGCAAGGCGGGATTATTATGACAGCATCGGCTGGAGGTGGTGTAACCGGATTCGGATACGGAGTGATCAGCGAAGACGATTTGCCCGGAATCGGGATCCTGGACGACTTACTCGAAGACGGTAACTCCGCGCAGGTTCTTGAGTCTACGTTTGCCTGGGCTGCTACTCAGTTCTTGACACGAGGTCTACCCAATAATTGCGTGGCCAGTATAGGAACCAGATTCCACAAAGAAGACGTCTCGGGTAGGTTAATTGCTAGCGACCCGGAGGGGTGGCTCCAGTTAAACGTACCAGCCCTTTGTGTAGACGAAGAAAACGACCCGTTAGGGAGAAAGCTTGGTGAGTCCCATTGGCCTGAATTCTTCCCCGTCTCCACTCTAGAGTCTATTAAAAAGACGGATTCTAATACATTCGAGGTCCTGTACCAGGGCAGTCCGAGGGGTGAGAGTGGTGCGATATTTAAGGACTTCTGGTTTGAGTATCACGATAAAAACAAAGAGAAGTACGAATACGTATTTGCCACTGCCGACACCGCACTAAAGAAAGAGGAAATCAACGATCCGTCTGTAATTTGCATATTTGGTGTAGTCAAAAAATCCAGAAAACTACACCTGATCCATGTTTACAAAGAGAAAATGGAGTTCCCCGAACTCCTCAAAGCTATGCCTGTATGGATGAAGCTTTGGAGGGTCAGGGCTTTACATATTGAGTCTAGGGCGTCAGGTCTACCCCTAATCCAGATGCTTAGAAAAGAGCTGAAGCTACCAGTCAGAGAGATTATCCCCACAAAAGACAAGATTCTACGGGCTAACGAGGTTGCCCCGGTGGCTGAAGACGGAAGAGTCTCCATTTACTCAGAAATTCCCAACCTTGACAAGTTAATGTCCGAGCTAACTTCGTTTCCTTTCACTAAAAACGATGATTTTGTC